AGAAAATGCTAATCTATTTTCTCCAGTATCTTTATTGTGTTGATTAGCTAATACTTCTGTGGAAATAAATTTTTCTTCATCATTTAAATAAGAATACTTTTCTACTAAATTAGGTTCTGTAAACTTAGCTCCTCCTGAGGGTCTATTATCATTACCACTAGAACCACCTACTTCTGATGATGATACATTAGGTGTTTCATTAGGTTTGGTTCTTGACCAAGGGGGAACAGTATACTGTATTTGATTTTCATCTACTACAGCACCATTTTTATATTCTACTTTAAACTCTCTTCCGTCTGAATGATAGTAAGTAACAGTTCCATCTGCTTTACCATCTATTATGTCATCTTCAGTTGCTTTTGGTTTTCTTTTAAATAAACTTCCTCCTACAACACCAAAGTCTTTTTTCAAGTCTAGTGGTGGTGGTACTTTTTTAAAATCTTGTAATCCTCCCTCATTAAAACCCTTTAACATTTCTCTTATCTTTTTTTCGTCTTCAGGGTCTAATGTTTCTTCTGATTCTACAACAGTAACACTCATAGGTTCTTTTATTGGTTCTCCTCCAATACGTCCTGATTGTTCCATTTGTGCAAGTCCCATCTTAGCTTGCATACGTAAATCTTCAAAAAACTTTACACCAAAAAATCGAACAACATCTGCAGGTACTACATACTCTCCCTCACTAAGTTGCACAGGTATATCATCTCTTACTTCCTCTGCTAACGAACCAGATGGAACTTCATTACCACTTACAGGGTCTTTGTCCATACCATCATCTTTTAGCCCACCTTCTTGCATAAAAGCCATTTCCATCTGTTGTTTCATAGCAGTACCACCCTTGTTAAATTTTAATTCCTCTGGTTTTCTAAGAGGGACTCGGGAAAATTTCATAGCTCCTACATTAGGTGCAGGATTAAGTTCATCTGAATAAGGAGTCTCTCCACTTAATATATTTTCTTTATATCGTTCACGAATAGGTTCATCTAATAGTCCCAAAGAAAGTCTAAGTTTTAATCCACCTACTTCAGGGGATTCTTTACCCTTTCTAAGGTCTTGAACAATATTTACAACTCTATCTACAAAATCTTCTTCTGAAGGATTACCCTCAACTATCATCTGTCTCCTTAAAGCAACACTAAATTTATTATTATTTACATCAATATTACTTTCTTCTCCTGTATTTTCAAGAGCTATTAAATTTTTTATATAAGATTCTATACCTGTTTCATCTTCATTTTTTTGTAGGTTCATGTAATTAAAACCTAATTTTTCAAACATATTCATTTTACCTTTTTCATCAAGTAAAAGACCATGAAATATGCCATGCCTAGCTGTATCCTCTACTCTTTGAAAATCATCACGATATTTTTCACCTACTTCAATGCCTACTGACTCGGCTCTTTTAGCTTCATCATAAGTTCCTAATAACTTTGCTCCAATATTTCTTGCTGTTAATAAATAATTAACTTTACCAGAATCATCTCTTTCTAAAAGTTTATTTTTAGTTATATACTCAACCATTAGAACCGTTCATTTCTTCTCTAAGATATTTAAGTCTGCGTAATGCACCTATTGCACCCTGTAACCTGTGAATAACAATATGATTATCTGATTGTTCTAAGGCTGTATGATTCTTTGCAATAGCATCATCAAGATACTCTACAAAATTATCCCATAAAGATTTATCGTTTACTAGTTGTTTTAAGTTCATTGCCTAGTTCCAGTAAATCCCGGCTCATCAGGTGTTGGTACTGAGCCTGTGCCTATAGTACCTCCTCCTGTACCCTGTGTATCTTGGGGTTGAACACCTGCAGGAATTTCTTGTGTCTCTTGTGGAGGTTTGCCCTCTTCAGGTGGAGGAGGTGTTGGGTTTTGCTCTTGAAACTTCTTGAGTATCTCAGCCTGTACTGCAGCTTGACTCATAGAGTTAGCTACTTTGTCAGGGTCTAAGTCCATAGACTTTGCTATCTCTCTAACAATATAATCCATTCGTGCAAACGGAGCAAGGGTAGGATTAGATACTGTTTGCATAAATGACATAAGCCTTTGACTACGTACCTCATTAGCCATAAGACTTTCTGTACCCTGTGCCTTAACCTCTAAGTCTCCTTTTATCTCAGAGTCAAAGTCAAACTGCATGTTAAAACTAAAGAATGCTTTACCTAAAGGTCCTAATAAGTAATCATCCACATTCTTAATAACACTTCGTATAGAGTTGTTTGCAGCATTCATTAGCATGGATATACCTGACGCTGTACGTCCTACACCTGTAACACCTGTCTGACCGTGGGCAAAAGACGGAAAACCTGTGCTATCGTCTGCTAACTGTCGTGCCTTATCAAACATCTGCATGTTTTCATTCGACACATTAGGAAACTTTGTGCCAAAGATAGCCTGACCCGGTGCTCCACCTTGTCTTCTGAATATTTTTCCCGGATACACAGATAAGTCTTGTCCCGGAACTAAGTTTGTCTCATCTACTTCTATAATAAGATTTCCTGATAACGCAGCATTATCTACAGACATACGCATAAAACCATTCATTAGTGTCTGCGTATCATCCATATTTTCTGCAATACCTACCCCAAATATACTGTATGGGTTCATTTCGTAGGGCGTTGCATAATAAGGGAGGTAAGCAGGAGTAAATGGATTCATAACAAGTCTAAGAACATTATTGTTGCATACCCAAATATTTACACTAACTTGCTCTAAATCAGCTAGTTCTTCAGGTATTTCAATATCATATCCTTCGATAACATCCTTATCTACAAAACCCCAGAATTCTAAAACCTCAAATCTTTCGGCTCTATCTTCTTGGTTGTTATCATCCATAACATGTTCCCACCACTCTTTATTATACATCTCTCCTTCATCAAGAGATTTATTAATAGCATTTTCTCTAAAGAATGGTCTCTTCTTCAAGGCACGTAGTTGAGAGCGAGACATTTTGTGTCTCTCTATAATAAACTCAGCTTCATCCATATTGCTTGCGTCAGGGTCTGGATAAAAGTTCCAGATAGATACATGAGAAGTTTGGGGAACTGTTTTAAATAGGGGACTATAAACTCCCTCTTCATTCCAATTAGGATACTCTTTGTCTACAGCAAAAGGTCCTTTCATTATACCTGTGCCAAAGAGAGCTGCTTCAAAGGCTGCAGAACGTAATTGTTTCTTAGCATTAGACTCTTCTAATTGGTCGTGTATTTTCTTTTCCATCTTCTTTGCTGCAACCATTGCAGGATGAAAATTAACAGAACTAGGACTACCTGTTGCTTTTAAATCTATATCCTCTTCAACACCACTTAAATCATCTTTTAATGGTCCTACACGTTCCATAAACTCAGGATATGTTTCTCCCGGAAGTAAACTTCTATCTCCTTGTTGGTCTCCTGATATTTCTTTTTTTGCTTCTTTTATTTGTGGATTTGTTTCTAAACTTACTGTATCCTCTACACCATCAGGTAAAATTGTAGGGTCTATACTTAAAGGAAATTTATTACCCCCAAACAATACTTCTACAAGCTGTCCATAAGCAGCAAGCACTTTTGTTTTAGTTACTTTAACAAATATTTTTGATTTTTCTGTAGAGGTAAACTGAACTTCAGGACTGTATAAACCTCTATAATTTCTGTAGGATTGTATCCATCTTTCCTCATCACCTCGTCTATTTGTCTCAGCTTTGCTAAATTTACCTTTTACAAAACTAACTATTTTACCAACAGGCTCATCTGTAAGAGAACCCTGCTCCATATCCCCTATTGCTGCAGATTGGTCAGAGTCAGGATTTATACTATCTTCTTCCATATTTTACCTCAATATCCAAAAGTTGAGTCAGCCATTTGAAAACCAGTTCGCTGCATATCTGGGTTGTAGTCAAACAAACTACTTCGTGGTCGTGTCATTACACCATAACGTAGTGCATCATATAAGTGGTCTTCTGATTTTGTATCTACGTCTTCCGAGTTGTTCTTGTCGAGTGGGATAGAAGGAAGTTGAGATATAATATTTGTACAAGTGTTAAAGAAGACAATGCGTGGTTCTTCGGTAAATTCATCGACTTGCAATCGTCTGTGTATTTCGTTCTTTCCTGCAATTCTACTTCCTTTACTTCTATCAGAAGGTCTCCAACGACAGCCTTTAATTATCATTTGTTCGGCTAGTGAAGGTCCTGTGTCTCCTCGTTTATGCCACAATGAACTATCTAGTACTCCGTACCGTATTGTTCCATCTTCCTGTTCAGCTTCAAGTACCATGTCTGCCAAGTCTGTTGCTAGTACCCTAGAAGCATACAACTCTCTGTAGACTACTAGTTGTTCTGACGGTGTTACAGCTATCCAAACAACCCCTGTGTGACTTCCATATCCATAGTCACAGGCTCTAAACTTTGTCCAACTGTTTGGTATACTATAGGGTTCAACAACGTGTATAGTCCTATTCCACTCTGGAAATGCTGCTCCTTCATTAACATCCCAATTACCCTCTAGTAGTTGCTTGCGTTGATACTCAGGTAAAGATAAAAGGTTTGCTTCATACATACCATCTTCGGCTAGATAAGGATTATCAAAAAGAGTAGCAGGAATAAATCGCCTTTTAAATAATGGTTTACCTTCTTGACTGTGACCCTTAGGCATTTGAAGAACCTTACCTGTCTCTAGGTCTGTTGCCCAAAACGATGTGTTATGTGGTGCAGGGTCAATAAACATTTTCTTTACCCAACTGTGTCCTGCCCCCCCGGGGTTTGATGTAGCTCTCTGGTATAAATCTAGTCCACTTCCTTTTGCTGTACGTAGTCTTGACCTCATGTAGTCGAATGGATAAGGACTTCCCCACTGTGTAAGTTCGTCAAACCCTATCCAACTAAAAGCCTGTCCCTGATATCGTGTAACATCATCATCTCTGTCTAGGTAAGACATCCAGAGTGTTGCTCCTGATGGTGCTACCCAAGTCTTGTCTCTTTCCATAAAACGTATGTTAGGTATCGCCTGTGGGTAGAGTTGTTTAGAAACAGAGATAAGTTCTCTTAGTTCTTCTGTTGTACGTCTTATTAGCAGTCCTCTAAACTGAGGATTATTAAAGTAACGCACAGGGTCGGCTAACATTGCGTAAGACTTACCACCCCCTGCTGAACCACCGTATAACACTTCACGTTCTGTAGACGAAAGAAACTCTGTTTGTGGTCCTTTATTTGGTTGGAAGATAACATTTTGTGCTTCTTCCGTTTCTATCGGCTCAGGCTTCGGTTGTGCCTGTACCTTGGTCTCTTGCACCAAATCTTGTGGTTTCGATTTTTTCTGCCTTCTCAAGGGCTTCTTTGTACCTTTGGGCAAGGTAGCGTTGGTTTGAAGCTTCTCTCTTACGCTTTTGTTCAAGTTTTACTCTCTTCATCAAACCTACATGGGATATGTAGCGTCCAGACTGTTCACTCAACCAGTTCGATACATCTCTGTAGCTGTACTGTTTTAAATACTTCTTAGCCTTCTCTAACAAATTTAATTCTTCTACTATCGGTAAAAGAATATCTTTGTCTTCTGCATCTTGCTCATAGCCAAAGGGGACAGTCCGTCCTACTCGTACAACAGGTTGCCAATCAAACCCATCTTCTGTTTCCTCTGGTACAGGCAGTTTCCAGTCTTTAGTCGTTCTCATCATTCTTCGGTGGTAGGATGAACAGAGGACTAGCTGCCGTAACCTCCACCTTATCCGTTTTAGTAAATCCACTACGGTCTAGTACATCCTTAGCGGCTATCATCTTCTCTTTATTACCTAAGTCTGTAGGACTGTGCATTACTTCCAACATAGAGTAGGCTGCTTTAGTAGCAGAAGAGGAAATAAACTTTTTAGTGAGGTCAGCTATCTGCTCCTTCAACGCACTTGTAATAGAAGACGTTGAAA